ACAAGTAACATATTTATAATAAATCCCACTTTAGGGAAAGTGAACTAAAGTAAACAATATGGCAAACGAATTTATAGCTCGTAACGGGCTTATAGCACAAGCTAACTCACAAATAACAGGTTCTTTCTTTCAAGGATTAGGATCAATAGCATCAGGAACAGGCTCACACGCCGAAGGATATCAAACAACAGCATCAGGAGATTATTCACATGCAGAAGGATCAGGTTCAAAAGCAATAGGGATTAGCTCACACGCTGAAGGTCAAAATACAATAGCATCAGGATCATATTCACACGCTGAAGGAGTAGCAATATTTGGTGAAAGTCTAATAGCATCAGGAGTCGGTTCACACGCAGAAGGAGCTAATACAAAAGCATCAGGAGCTTATTCACATGCAGAAGGATATCAAGCATCTGCACAAGGTGAACACTCACATGCTGAAGGCCGTTTTACAATAGCAAATAATACAGGGGCACATGCTGAAGGATACAACACAACAGCATCAGGATCTTATTCTCATACTGAAGGTGATAACACCAAAGCATTAGGAGCTAACTCACATGCAGAAGGAGGTTATACATCAGCTGAAGGAATGGGATCCCATACAGAAGGTTTCGCTACAACAGCATCAGTGAGGTATTCACATGCTGAAGGGTCCCGTACATTAACATCAGGAGCTTTCTCACATGCTGAAGGATCAGGATCAACAACATTCGGAACAGCTTCACATGCCGAAGGTTTCTTTACAATATCATCAGGATCTTTTTCACATGCTGAAGGTCAAAATACAATAGCATTCGGAACAGCTTCACACGCCGAAGGTTTTTTTACGATAGCATCAGGATCTTATTCACACGCTGAAGGTAACTCTACACTAGCAACAGGAAACTTCTCACACGCCGAAGGAGGTAACACAATAGCATCAGGAGATTATTCTCATGCAGAAGGATCAGGATCAATAGCATCCGGATCTTATTCACATGCAGAAGGATATGCAACTTTAGCATCAGAAGAATATGCTCACGCTGAAGGTTCGGGCTCACAAGCAACAGGAAGATATTCACATGCCGAAGGTAGAAATACATTGGCATTTGGAAATAGTTCACATGCAGAAGGATATTTTACAATAGCATCAGGAGCTTACTCACATGCTGAAGGTTCAGGATCTTTAGCAGTAGGAAACTTCTCACATGCAGAAGGTAGAGAAACAATAGCCTTCGGACCTTCTTCACATGCTGAAGGAAAAGATACACTAGCATCTGGTTCTTTTTCACATGCCGAAGGATCTAGTTCATTCGCACTGGGACTTGGATCCCATGCTGAAGGTAGAGCGGCAATAGCCTCAAGTTCTTATTCACATGCAGAAGGAGGAAATACATTAACCTTAGGGCAAGCTTCACACGCCGAAGGATATTTTACAACAGCATCAGGAGAAAATTCACATGCCGAAGGTTCAGGTTCTATATCGTTTGGAAGATATTCTCATGCTGAAGGAGAAACAACACTAGCATCTGGTAGTAACTCACATGCCGAAGGTTTCTTTACAATAGCATCCGGAAATAATTCACACGCTGAAGGGTTTTTTACAACTGCCTCAGGAAATAGCGCACATACAGAAGGAGAAAACACGATAGCAGCCGGAAACAGATCACATGCTGAAGGATATTTTACAAGTGCCTCTGGTAATAGCTCACATGCAGAAGGTTTCTTTACAACTGCATCTGGTAATAGTTCACATGCAGAAGGAGAAAATACACGAGCAGTAGGAAACAGAGCACATGCAGAAGGATATTTTACAAGCGCCCTGGGTAATAATTCACATGCTGAGGGTTCAGGTTCTACAGCATTTGGAAATAATTCACACGCTGAAGGAGCGGGTACTCTATCTTCTGGTTCTTTTTCACACGCAGAAGGAAGAGAAACAATATCATCAGGATCCTACTCCCATGCCGAAGGTAGACAAACAACATCATCTGGTGACTTCTCACACGCAGAAGGTAGAGAAACAATAACAGTAGGACAATATTCACATGCAGAAGGAAATTTAACACAAACAATAGGTAATGATTCTCATGCCGAAGGACAAAGTACTATAGCATTTGGTAACGATTCACATGCCGAAGGTGAATTTACAATATCTTCTGGTTCTTTTTCACATGCCGAAGGTTCAGGTTCAAACTCACGGGGACTTGGTTCTCACGCTGAGGGTAGATCTACACTAACCCCAGGAAACTTTTCACATGCCGAAGGTTTCTTTACAACAGCATCAGGAAATAACTCGCACACAGAAGGAGAAAACACACTAGCATTAGGAAATGGATCGCACGCTGAAGGACTTTATACAACATCATCCGGAAATAATTCACATGCTGAGGGTTCAAGTTCTATAACATTTGGAAATACTTCACATGCTGAAGGAGCAAGCACTATAGCATTTGGGAATTTTTCACACGCTGAAGGTAGAGATACACTAACGTCAGGAGCCTACTCTCATGCTGAAGGTAGAACTACATTAGCATCAGGAGCCTACTCTCATGCTGAAGGTAGAGAAACAACATCATCTGGTGATTATTCACATGCTGAAGGTAGACAAACAATAGCAGTAGGGTTATATCAACACGTACAAGGACAATTTAACATAACATCCTCTGTAGAGGCTGCTTTTATAATAGGAAATGGTGCTTCAAATAATAACAGATCAAACCTAGTAGTAGCTTCGGGCTCTCAAGTTCAAATAACAGGTTCTTTTTCTCAAGGAACAAACGCAATAGCATCCGGATCTAACTCCCATGCAGAAGGAGAAAATACAATAGCAGAAGGAGCAGGCTCACATGCAGAAGGTGTAAATACAAGAGCAAAAGGGATATACTCACATGCAGAAGGATTAAGTACATACGCTTTAGGAACAACATCACATGCTGAAGGATATTTTACACACGCAACAGGTTCATATTCACATGCAGAAGGAGAAAATACACGAGCAGTAGGAGACTACTCACATGCTGAAGGTAAAGATACAAGGGCATCAGGAACTTTCTCACATGCTGAAGGGAGGCTTACAACATCATCAGGAAATTATTCACATGCAGAAGGTTACCTTACAACTACATCAGAAGCTTATTCACATGCCGAAGGATATAATACAACAGCATCGGGACAATACTCACATGCTGAAGGTATTTCAACACTAGCATCAGGACAACAATCACATGCTGAAGGTGACAATACTAAAGCAACTTCTTTTGGCTCACATGCTGAAGGTATTTTAACCCTAGCATCAGGGCAATACTCCCATGCTGAAGGCTACTCTACATCAGCTTCAGGAGATTATTCACATGCAGAAGGATATTTTACAATAGCATCAGGAATTTCTCAACATGTACAAGGACAATACAACATTACATCATCAGCACAATCAGCATTTATAATAGGAAATGGTACAACAGATATTACTAGATCAAACTTAATTTTTGCTTCTGGTTCTCAAGTCCAAATAACAGGATCAATTTTAATAAGAGATATTCTTCAACTTGCTGTACGGACAACAACACCATTAACCCTTAATACTTTAACAGGTAGTATAATGATGTCAGGAAGTTCAGGAGCAGACTTAAACTTATATGTCTATACAGGAGGTTCAACAGCTGCTGGAAATGGATGGGGTAAAATATCAATAACATAATTAAATTACAAAACAGGGTCTTCCCTAAATAAAGTAATATTTATACTAAAACACAAAGATGGCTGATATTCCTGTATATGATGGTACCTCTCAATTCTTCCCAGGCGATACGCCTTTTGGATTCTATGATTACCAATATGATTTTCAAACCGATGCAGATAGCGTTGTAGTATTTGTTACTAGACGTTTAGGATGGCCTATTGAGGTAGTTGAACTTCAACCTATTCAAATTTATACTGCTTTTGAAGAAGCTGTAACTGTATATGGAAATGAAGTATATCAATTTCAAGTACAGGAAAATATGCTTTCAATGGAAGGAAATTCAACAGGTTCTGGTCCATTTAATCAATTATTAATGACACCTTCATTGGGAGGTGCTGTTAGAATAGCAGAAAATTATGGAACTGAAGCCGGAGTAGGGGGTAATGTTACTTATTATAGTGGAGCTTTGCAAACAATACCATATATTCAATCATACGACATGAATTTATGGGCACAACAATCTGCTTCTATAGGACCAAATGATTATATCGAAATTAAACGAGTATTTTTTGAAGCACCACCTGCTGCAGTAAGATATTTTGATCCTTACGTTGGTATTGGATATAGCTATGAAGGTTTATTAAACAGCTTTGGATTTGGAGCATATTCGCCTGCTATTACATTTTTATTAATGCCTTTATTTTTTGATTTACAAAGAATTCAAGCCATTAAATTAAACGATCAGATTAGAAGAGCACAATTTTCATTCGAAATACAAAACAATCAACTAAAACTCTTCCCAGTACCACCAGCAAAATATAATGTTTGGATAGAATACGTTAAAGGATCTGAAAGAGATAGCGTAGTTGGTGGAAGAAATGCAAGCGGTTCTGCGGCAACTAATTTGATTACTAATCCTTCTAATGTACCTTACATTAATCCTAATTACAATTACATTAATTCTATAGGTAGAATGTGGATTTACCAATATACTTTAGCATTATGTAGAGAAATTTTAGGATATGTTAGAGGAAAATATAGTACTGTGCCTATTCCTGGTTCAGAAGTAACATTAAATCAACAAGATTTATTAACTGATGCTAGGTCAACTAAAGAAGCATTATTAACTCAATTAAGAGATATGCTAGAAAAAACAGGACGTCAAGCTCAATTAGAAAAATTAGCAGCTAACTCTGACAACTTAAATAAAACATTAAACGACGTCCCAATGGGATTATATATTTTTTAATATGGGATACTTAGAACAATTATTAACAGAGGCATCATTTGAAACTTATTTCGTACAGATCATTTTAAAAATGAAAAATGAGACTAACTTTACAGAAATATATAATCAAATTCGTGGTATTAAAAATGTTATTGTTGTTAAAGTAATAGATAATGATCAATTACAAGCAGCATCATCGGATTTATATAACTATTCTCTATTGGAAATGAAATATATTTCTCAAGGAAATTCTATTGAAACTATAAAAGGTATTAAGTCTGAAGCATTAAAAATCCCAGGATTAGTAAAGTTTGAGGTTAGAACAAAAACAATATTAAAAATTAGAAATTACTAATTATGGCTTTATATGGTAGTTCTCGCGATATATCTTTTTTCCATGTTATCAATACAGAGTTGTTACACAACATCATTGAACAAAATGTGGGATACTATCAAATATCATTAGATGAAACTTCAACTAATGTTTATGGTGAAGCCGAAGGTGGAACTAAAATGTACTATCCACCTGTATTAATAGTTTGTTTAATTGATAGAGGAGATTATGAAGGAAATTATGATAATCAAATTGGGCCTGATTTTACTAGAAATTTTTCATTTAGATTTTTACGTAAAGACTTAGTAATACAAAACATTGTGCCTCAAATTGGAGATGTTGTATTATGGAATAATGATTATTACGAAATAAATTTAGTTAATGAAAACCAAGATATAGTTGGTAAAGTACCTGAATATAATTACAATGGAGCCTATATGAATGATTTTGGAGCAAGTTTCTCTATTATTGTTAATGCTCATTATGTATCTCCTGAAAGTTTAGGATTAACCCAATCTAGATAATGTCAAGACAACTACCTGTATTACCTAATACTCCCGCTAGACGAGTAAATGAGCAGATTGAACCATATATTTCACCTGCTGATGTGCCTACTTTACCTGAAGATAGAATAACTCGTGCGAACCAAATATCTGTTGATATTGAAAATGATATTACACCACTTTCAATTGGCTTGCAAGATATTGATGAGGCTATATTTTTTTATTTTAATAATATTATTAAACCTGTAGTAGTACAAAATGGAAATCAAATAGCTGTACCTGTTTCTTATGCTTCTGCTGAAAGATGGGTATCTGTTCAAAGAGATGGATATTTTAGAGATAAAAATGGAAAAGCAATACATCCATATATTATTGTAAGACGAACAGGATTTGAAAAAAACAGAACATTAGCAAATAAGTTAGACGGTAATGGAGTAAACAATTTCGCTGTTGCTCAAGGACGATATAATTCAAAAAATCAATACACTAATTTTGATATTTTAAATAATTATTTACCATCTGAAAAATTTTACCTAACCCCAGTGCCTGATTATATTAATGTAACGTACGATTGTGTTATTATTACTAATTTTATACAAGAAAATAATAAAATAGTTGAAGCTATTGAATTTGCTTCAGACTCATATTGGGGTAACAAAAATCGTTATCAATTTAGAACATATATTGATAGATTTGATTCTACTAATGAATATGGTATTAGTGATCAACGTGTAGCTAAAACAAGTTTAAGTATAACATTGTACGGGTATATTATACCTGAAACAATCAATAGGGATTTAGCAACTAATGGGCAACGTCAATTTTTCTCTAAATCAGTTGTTTCTATTACTGGAGAAACCGTAGTAAATGCTAATGGACCTATAGGAGCACCGGCTAATCCGGGAGCCGGTAGACCAATACCAAGTCTAACCCCTACTCCAACAATTACTCCAAGTATATCAATTACACCTAGTATAACACCAAGTATATCAGTTACACCAAGTGTAACCCCATCTATATCAATTACACCAAGTATAACTCCTAGTATATCTATTTTACCTAGCATAACACCAAGCATAACACCATCTATTACACCATCACCACCATCAGTTTATGGAGGTAGTATAGATTTTGGTAATGAATATGGTAGATATGCTATTACACAACTAGCTAATTCTGACTATTCCTTAGGATATAATGATTTTACAATTGAATGGTTCCAAAAACTAAGCACAATCGCCTCTGCTAATGGAGCAATAATCCCATTCTGTATTTATAATTCAAATACCGATTTCTTAAACTTTTCTATGGTTGATTATAATTCTAATATATTATTTCAATTAGAACAAATTATAGCTGGTGCTGGACTTGGCACATCTTTTGTTACCTCAGTGCCTTCTACAATATTACTTGATTGGACTCATATAGCTATTGTTAGAACATCAACAACTTTTAATATATATGTTAATGGTACTCTCGTAAATCCTGGAAATAGTATAGGAAATGCAAATCTACAACCATTATTATCCAAATTATCTCTTGGAAATCTAGGAGAATACTTTCCATTAAGCTACAGATTCCCAGGAAAAATAACCAACTTTAATTTTGTTAATGGAACAGCATTATATACTGGCACAGCTATCACACCACCAACATTCCCAATAACACCATCAGTCGATACTAAATTGTTACTATTAGCTACTGATAATGCTGGATTAGTAGCGGATTCAAGCGGATTAAACATAACTGTTAATAATGTTAACGGATTAACTTGGAGTTCTGATAATCCTTTTTAAAAACATTTGGCTCCCTCAAATATATTTATTATAATGAAACATAAATTAATCACATATGTTTAAAAAATTTAAAGAAATATCATCAGCTTGGATAACAGCAGCTAATCCAACGCTAGAAGAAAAAAAATTAGCAGAAAATAGAGCTGCTGTATGTAATGGATGTGAGTTTCGTAAAAAAAATACAACAGTAATAGATTTTTATTACTGTGGATTATGTGGATGCCCATTAAATAAGAAAATATTCTCACCAATAGACTTAAAAACAAACCCTTGCCCAGAAAGCAAATGGGATAAATAAATAATTAATTAAAAACCAACGTTATGTTAAAAGGAAACGCAGAAACACAAACACAATCATTAGATCAATTAACAGTAGAAGAATTAGCAGAATTTAAAAGTGTCCATGAAGGATATCAAAAAGCCTTATTCGATTTAGGAATAGTGGTTCTTAATCTTGAAGAAGCTAAGAAAAAAATAGACGAATTAAATGGAAATAGAATCGATTTAATCAGCTACATTCAAGAAGTTAATGAAAAACGTTTAGTATTAACCGCTAAATTGGGTGAAAAATATGGTGATAGACAAGTTGATCTAGAAACAGGCGAACTTAAATAAACCTATTTTAGGTTTGTAAGGGTTTTAGAATATTTATCATTAGAACAACCCTAATACAATTTAAAATAACAACATAAAATGGCAGAAGCAATTATCTCTCCTGGTGTATATACCAATGAAAACGACCAGAGCGCAGTAACACAAGGCCCTATTGAAGCTGGTGCAGCTATCATTGGACCAACGGTTAACGGTATTCCTTATGTTCCAACATTAGTCACTTCATATAGTGAATATGTTGCGAAATTTGGAACTACTTTTAGCAATGGAGCAAGTGGCTCTATGGAATATTTTACCTCATTAACAGCTAAAAATTATTTCGATAATGGAGGTACAACTCTATTAATAACAAGAATCACACACCAAGGAACAGGTTCGGCATTAGAATCATTTGCCTCTGCAAGTATTCCTTTAACAGGTCTAAATGCAACTTCTTCTATGAGTGTTGCTGGTTTACATGCAGATGATGGAGGTTCAGGAAATATATTCTTTATATTAACTGGTTCTGCTGCGGGTACATCAACAGCTGTTTCTTATGGTAAATTTATAATGACAGGTAGTACTACATTAATTGATGCTGCTCCAATATATTTCGTTACAACAGGATCAACAGCTACAGCTACAGCAAATAATATTACAGCTAAAATTAATTCATTACAATCTACATTTAGAACAGCTGCAACTTCATCTACAACAGATTTAGCAGTAACTGCTAGTGTATATGAAAATGAATCATTAGGAAATTCATTTAGAATATTATCATCAAGTATTACTAACAACTTTGCTGGTGGTGCTAACGGTACTCAATGTTTTGAAGTTGAAACATTAGCTTGGGGTGCTCAAATGAACAACTCAGGTTCAATATTATCTTCAGGTGCTTTAGTAAGCGGTAGTGCTACTAACGTACGTTGGCAAGTTCAAAACGTAAATACTACACAAGGTACATTTACATTAATTGTAAGAAGCGGTAACGATAACGATGCTCAACCAAACGTTCTTGAAACATGGACTAACTTATCATTAGATGTTAACCAACCAAACTATATTGCTAGAGTAATTGGTAACACTAAACCAGTTTATACTTACTCAATAGCAGATGGTCAAGGATATATTGATTATAGTGGTGATTTTCCAAATGCATCAAGATACATTAGAATTGCAACAGTAACACAAGCTCAATTTGGTACATTCGATAATAACGGATTATACCAATCAGCACTATTTAGTGGAAGTCTACCAGCAAATGGAGACGGAGGTTTAGCAGGTGCATTTAATGGTGGATTAATAGATACTACATTACCAAGATTCATGTATGAAAATATTATTAGTGGTGTAACAAATACTCAAGGATTTACAACAGAAGATTACTTCCCAGCAATTAATTTATTAAATAATTCAGACGAATATATATTCAACATACTAATAACTCCTGGTCTATTCTTAGCCGGTGGAAATTCAAATATTAATATTGGTGCTAACGGTGCTGATCCAATCGCATTGTGTGAAGGAAGAGCAGATGCTTTAGCAGTAATTGACCCTGTTCCTTATGGTGGTACAGTTACAAGTGCTAAAACAGCAGCAAATGCTTCAAACTCTAGCTACGGTGCTACATACTGGCCATGGTGTCAAATATTCAGCTCAGCAATGGGTAGATTAGTATGGGTTCCAGCTTCAGTATTAATGGGTGGTGTATTTGCCTTTACAGATCAAGTAGCAGCTCCATGGTTCGCTCCAGCAGGTATTACTAGAGGTGGTATTCCAAATGTAGTAAAAGTTGAAAGAAAATTATCATTAAGTGATAGAAACAATTTATACTTAGATAATGTAAACCCATTAGCTACATTCCCTGGAAACGGTGTTGTAGTATTTGGTCAGAAAACATTACAACAAAAAGCAACTGCTTTAGATAGAGTAAATGTTAGAAGATTATTAATTGCCTTAAAAGGATATATTAGTGGTGTATCTCGTTCATTAGTATTTGAACAAAATACAGCGGTTACAAGAAACAAATTCTTAAACCAAGTAAACCCATACTTAGACTCAGTAGTACAAAGACAAGGTTTATACGCGTTTAAAGTAATTATGGATGAATCAAATAACACACCAAGTGTTGTAGATAGAAACCAATTAGTAGGTCAAATTTACATCCAACCAACTAAAACTGCTGAATTCGTAATATTAGATTTCACAATTTTACCAACTGGTGTATCATTCCCATAAGAAGTAATATTTATAATAAACAATTAATAAATACAACATAACATGCCTATATTAAACGCAAACGAAATTATGTTTACTCAATATGAACCTAAAGTACCAAATAGGTTTATAATGTATGTAAATGGTATTCCATCATATATCATTAAAGGTGTTAGTGCCGTAAATTTCGATGATGGAGAAATTATACTAGATCACATCAACACCTATAGAAAAATCCGTAGCGGAAAAAGACTATGGGGTGATATGACATTCACATTATTTGATCCAAT